GTACTAACATTCGACCTGGTGATGTAGTTATTGGTATTGAGAGTAGTGGACTCCATAGTAATGGATATACTCTTGTCAACCATTTGCTTAACAGAAATTACATTTACTATAAGGAGATGCCTGAGCTTCTGATACCGACCACCATCTATGCCCGTCTCATTCAGCACCTGTTGGACGAAGTTCCTATCCTAGGCATGGCACACATCACTGGGGGAGGACTTCCTGAGAACCTTCCTAGGTGCCTTCCAGAAGGTCTTACAGTTGATGTTGACTATGATGCTTGGGAGAGACCAGAACTCTTCAACAAAATTCAGGAGGCAGGAGAGATTGCTGAGGAGGAGATGCGTAATGTATTCAATCTTGGTATTGGATTCTGTTTAGTAGTGCCATCAGAAGTAGCAACGTTGACACAGAATCTAATTTCAGACACACCTTATGATATGCGGTCTTGGGTTATTGGAAAAATAAAATAAGTAGAGGATGTTGTGGTGCTGGATGTTCCGATTGTCCATTCAGACCTGTTGATCCAAGAAAAAAAGTATGATATACTAAAGGCCTGCTGATTTTTTTATATGATTGGGAATCTTGAACCAGAAGATCGAGTAATGGATGCTCCATCGGTTTATGAACAAGTTGCTTCTCTTGCTCAAAAATATGGGTGGGAGGAAGGTGATGATATTGTAGTTGAAATGGCAGGAACTCAAGTTTCTGGTATCGATGTAGGTGAAGTGTATAACAAGAAATGGCAGTCACCTATTGGGACTCGTAAGTGTAACAAAGAGGCATTCATTGTTATCAAAAATCTATCAAGAGATCCTTTTGAGTTTTCTAAACCTATGGATAGAGAGCACAAACCACATCATCTCAAGACTGAAAAAGATCTTGCTGCCGAACTCAAGAAAGAAGATGATGAAAAAATGTATGATACCTATAGCAAATAAATACAATTATAATTTTTTTTTAACCTAAATAAATTTCAATTATTATGTTTAAAATATATTCTAAGGATGGATGTCCTTACTGTACTAAAGTGCAACAAGTATTGCAATTGGCAGAACTAAATCACATTGTATACAAACTTGGTGTGGATTATAATCGTAAAGAATTTTATTCTAAATTTGGAAATGGATCAACCTTCCCTCAAGTCATAAAAGACGAAGAGTATATTGGAGGTTGTACCGAAACTGTCAAGTATCTTAGAGAGCAGAAATTGGTCTAATGGAACAAAACCTCATCGACATCTATGATCTTATCGAACATGCTATTGACAATGCCTTTGAGGGACAAATGAATTTAAAATTTTATGACTATCTAAAAACGACAAAAGTTAAAAAACATGAGATAGATCATTTTATTGAAAGTTCAACAGCCGCCGAACTTAGTGAAATAACTATGGATCTTGATGAATATCTTGCTGGTGGTGCTGACAATGATCATAAACAACTACGTGAAGGTTATGGACATATTCCTAAACCACAAGCAAGAAAAATTAAAACATATTTGTATGGTATCTTAGAAGATGCATGGAGGTACAGTCGTGATAGACGACCTGGACGAAGAAAAAAGCAATCTAAATAATTCCGAAACCAACATCAACCGTGGAGTTGAGTTGTTGTTACGCAACAGGAGAAGTAAACCAGATCCGCCAAAAACTTTTCAGATAAAGTTTGGTAATATGGTCGCTCTTTTCCGAAGAGAGATTGTTTTTCACTTAAACTTTTATCTGGATATTAGAAAGAAATAATTTCTGGAGTAAAAACATGTTAGCAGTAACACTTACGATTGGAACTCTTGTTTCAATTATGTTCTTTTTTATAGGAGGTGTGATAGGATGGTTAGCGAAAGATCATATATACCAAACTCAACCCGTCTATATGCATCCAGAGATGTTTGATGAGAATGGAAACGTTCTACCAGATGAAATTTTAGCAGTACGATTTGAAAACGATTATGACCACGACGAAGAAGAAAGTGACGACGACTAAAGAAAAATCTACCACAACTAGATCAACAAAAATTGAAGTGTTACCAACAAACCCATTTGTGTATGAAGTTTTGGAGTTGGCATCAAAACAAAGATCGAAAGCAAAAAAAATTCAGGTACTTAAAACCTATGAACATATCTCTTTAAAATCTATTTTTATTTGGAATTTTGATCAAAGTATTGTAAGTCTTCTTCCTCCAGGAAATGTTCCTTATGGAGATGCTGAAGAACAAACTGTTTATTCTGGAAGTCTTTCAGAAAACATTTCAAAAGAAGCAAGCGGGGGTGAATCTGCAACAGGACAAGATCTTGATGGTAGAGGGAAAACATCTCTTCGTAGAGAATATCAAAACCTATATCATTTTGTGAAAGGTGGTAATAATAATATCAATAATATTCGTAGAGAGATGATGTTTATTAACCTTCTGCAAGGTCTTCATCCAAAAGAAGCTGAAGTTTTAATCCTTGTTAAAGATAAAAATTTAACTGATAAGTATAAAATTACTTTGGATATTGTAAAAGAAGCATATCCCGATATTCAATGGGGAGGTCGCTCCTGATGACAAGTCAATTAGATGAACGTCCTAAAAAAACAGAGGAAAAAGAAATGTCTAATTATGGATCAGAGGAAATTATAATTAATCCATCTGATTATGATTGTCAGATTCTCCTTGAGAAAACAACAACTGAATTAGCAAATGATAAGTCGTTTCCTACAGATGCACGACTTGTCTGGTATATTTTTGACGGTGTAAAGTATGTAGACCTTACTCGTTGTAATAAGGTATCAAAGATGTTTGATATGTATTATGATCGATATGGTAAAGGTTCTGTGCAGAGAATTGACTTTGGGTATGGGACAATCAATCCTAAACTTTGGGGCAATAAACCAAAAAAGGAAAAGGAGAAGAAAGGAAAATGAATGAGGATCAAATTAAAAATCAAATTAATGAATTGATTAAAGATGAGATTCAAGAAGTTATCAATGAGTATGTTGATGCTAAAGATGAGTCAAGTAAATCTGGTGTTGGATTTGTATTGAGTGACGATGATAAAGAACTGAAAGTCAATATATCTCAAAATGAGATTGATAAAATTATTAAAGAATATAAGAAAATAAAGAAAAGTAATAAATCAAATTTATCTCAAGTTAGGAAACTTGGATTAGTTGATAAGTATGGAAACCCTTTGAAATAAATATACCAGAAGGAAATGCATATGTTATCTACACAATATAGACTACGACTAGAATTTATTTGTAAACGTATCGCAAATAATGATGATGTAAAACTAGATGATATGATCTGGGCGCAGAAACTTGCTAAAGCAAATACATCTGCTAATGAGATGCTAAAAATGGCAAGACGCCAAGCATCTCAAGATATTGAGGAGGGTAGTACGGACGATTTTCTGAATAGGATGGGTTTAGGAGATCCCGATCCATCCAATCATAAAAAGGGATTTACTGATGCTGACGATATCAAGAGTTGGTTTCACCAAGAAAAACCTGATGACTGGCGTCAAAGAGACTAATGCAAGCAGTAATTTATAGTAACGGTAGTCAAGAGTGTGAAAGAGCTGGCATGCTCCTGAAAAGTATTCATGAAGATTTTCATGAATACTTCTTGAATAAAGATTTTACAGATAATCAATTTCACGCAGAGTTTGGTGATACTGCTGAGTACCCACAGATTTCAATTGGTCTCAAGCATCGTGGTGGGCTCAAGGAGACCCTAAATTATTTAAACAAATATAACTACAAGTGTTCGTGTTGATACGAACACACTTGACTAAATAGATTATGAGGTCTATAATAGACCTATCGTTCATCCAAGTGATAGTCGCTATGCCCATAACATAGAAAGACGCCACAGGACGCAAGTAAGTCGCGCAACGGAATCGTTGATCCCATGATTGAATTTCTTTTATATTCATCACTCACCTGCCAACAAGCTGATGGAATTATCCTGAAGATGAAAGCAAACGAGAATATCTCTGATGCTTTTAAGGTAGAGTTGATAGAGACCGTAAAGGAATCTATCCCTGAGTGTGTATGGGACGCACACGACTGAAGGAACGGGGATTAAAAACCCTCTATTACTTTAGGAGTAACAACATGAATACACTAAACATGATCAAGAAGCAGATCAAAAAAGCATCTGCCATCCATGACGCACAGATTACCCACACCTCATATCGTGGTGTTGAGTATTCTACTCGTTGTGTAGAAAGCAAAGTGCCCCATGGCACCTTCTGCTATCGTGGACACACTTACAGCAAATAAACTTAACAAGAGAGGTTAATAAACCTCTCTTTTTTTGTACTTATATATCTAATGAAATAAATCTACACTAAATTATATAAACTCTTCTAGATATAATATGAGATTATCCGGAGGTTTTTATGAAATGAAATTTCTTTATATGATGATGTATTTTTTTGGAGGATGTCATGCACAATCTAATTTCTCACAATCAGATGGAAGGATGGAAACAAAGTGTTTTAAAACTTGAAAGAACAATAGACAAATCAATAGATAATTGTGATTTGTTGAACGATTATTATGATTGTTTAATTGAATGTGATGATAAACAATCTATATGTAAACGTGTATGTAGGAGGATGTTAAGTTAATTCTTTAAATGGGGTTGACAACCCCTTTTTTTATGCTTATAATTATCTGACAATATTTAAGAGTATGGATAGAGAAAAACTTAAACTAATAACAAGAAATTTAAAACTGCTTGTTGATGCTCTTGAGTCTGAAGTCTGTTCAGATACAAATGCATATCTGACCAATCAAGAAAACTTTAATGATTCCGGCGCAGGTTATATTTTAGACTATGATGAAGTATTTGAGGATGATGATGGATAAGATAGATACACAGGGAATGGGAATTCCTTCCAGTGATAAAAAAATATCACCAAAGAGATCATATCCACCATTTGTTGAATCAAAAAGAAATGTCTTTTCGGACCTAGAAAGACAAGAGCTAAAGGACATTATTAACGAGACACTTGATGAAAGAGAACAACGTAAAATTAATTAGTGTAACTCCTGATGCGGAGAAACACATGGCATACTGTGCCAGAGTAAGTAATCCTAATAACCAAGAGAACGAAAAGTTCTCTGGTCTACTCAAGTATTGTGTGAAACATCAACACTGGAGTATTTTTGAGCAAGCATATATGACTCTGGAGTTGAATACTACCAGAGGAATCGCAGCTCAAGTTCTACGCCATCGTTCGTTTACATACCAGGAATTTTCACAACGATATGCTGATAGTTCTTTACTTGGTGACAAGATACCCCTTCCGGAATTGAGAAGACAAGATACCAAGAATCGTCAGAATTCTATTGATGATCTAGATCCATTTGTTATTCAGAACCTTGAGTTGCAGATGCAGACTTTGTTTGATTCTTCTATGGCATTGTATCAACAAATGCTTGAGCGTGGAGTTGCAAAAGAGTGTGCTCGTTTTGTGCTTCCTTTGGCAGTTCCCACAAAAATTTACATGACCGGATCAGTTCGATCATGGATTCATTATATCGATTTGCGTTCTGCAAATGGCACACAGAAAGAACATATGGATCTTGCATTAGGTGCTAAAGAAATCTTCTGTGAACAATTCCCTGCTGTTGCAGAAGCAATGGAATGGATCTAAAATTTATCCTGTTATAAATATTTATAACAGGATAAACAAAATGAAACACAAGCACCACATTATACCAAGATATAAAGGTGGAAGTAATCTTAAAGAAAATCTTGTAGAGCTTACCCCAATTCAACATGCCATGTGGCATTTTGCTGAGTGGCAAAGAAAACAAGATTATAGAGATTACCTAGCCTGGAAATGTTTATCTGGTCAAATTGAAAAAGAAGAAATTCAATATCTTAAATCAAAGATAGGTGGATTGAATACTCCAAACACTCCAGAAATACAGCAGAAAAAAAGACAAGCAATGCTTGGCAGAAAACAAACTGAAGAACACAAAAATAAGAGAAGTAAAGCTCTCAAAGGAAGAGTTTGTTGTAGTCCAGAAGCAATAGAAAGGATGAGACAAACTAAAAGAAAATTAACAGAAGATCAAGTTAGAGAGATCAGAAATAGCACTGAAAAGGGCATTGTACTGGCATCTAAATATCGTATAACCCCTTCGTTAGTTTCCCAAATTAGATTAAACAAATCACTTGCTTACAATCATATAATATAGGAGGTAAAATTTTGCCAACATATCCCGTTATTAATTTAGAAACAAAAGAAAAGAAGACACTTCATATGTCTATGAAAGCATACTCAGAGTGGAAAGAAGAGAACCCTGGATGGGATAAAGATTGGTCAGAAGGATGTGCAGGACAATCCACTGAATTTAAGTGGACTGGTGAGGCTAATTCTAATGGATGGAATGAAGTCCTAGATCGTGCATCTAGACAACCAGGTGCAAACGTCAGCAAAAACAGATACTACGGTTAATCCTTCCAATCTCTTATAACGTATGCCTTCAAAAAGAAAGTCTCAAATACCAGTAGTCCCATTTGGGATGAGCAACAAACATATGAAAAGAAAAAAACCAATCAATGCAGACTTGATGAAACCCATCGAGGCTCTAACAGAAAACCAACAAGAACTTTTTCGTTGTTATAAAAATGATCAAAACATTGTTGCCTATGGGTGTGCGGGTACTGGAAAGACCTTTGTAACCCTCTACAATGCTCTTAGAGATGTTCTTGATCCCAAGACACCTTATGAGAAGATTTACATTGTCAGGTCTCTTGTAGCAACCAGAGAGATTGGATTCTTACCTGGAGATCATGAGGATAAGTCTTCCCTTTATCAAATTCCTTATAAGAATATGGTGAAGTATATGTTTGAACTTCCAACAGAATCAGACTTTGAAATGCTATATGGTAATCTAAAAACTCAGGGCACAATTAGTTTTTGGTCTACTTCTTTCATTCGTGGTACAACTCTTGATAATGCAGTCATTATCGTTGATGAATTTCAAAACTTGAATTTCCATGAACTTGATAGTATAATCACAAGGATAGGAGAGAACAGTAAGATTATGTTCTGTGGTGATGCCACTCAATCTGATCTTGTAAAGTCTTCTGAGAAAACTGGAATTGCTGATTTTATGAAAATACTTAGAGTTATGCCATCAGTTGACATTATTGAATTTGGTGTTGAAGATATTGTTAGGTCTGGACTCTGTAAAGAATACTTAATTGCTAAAATGGAAACTATTGAATGAACTTCACTCATCATAATTATCTCGGTGATCTTGAACTAAGCAAAAAAGAAACAAATGGCATCCGCTTGTACAATCTTCCAGATGGACAGTGGGTGCCTTCTATTACATCCGTAACTTCTTTTTACAATCGACAGATCTTTGTAAAGTGGCGTAAGCGTGTTGGTATTGAAGAAGCAAATCGTATTACTAAAAGAGCAACTTCTCGTGGAACAGATTTCCATGCCGCAACTGAACTTTATATGTTGAACAAAGACATTAACTGGGATGACTTTCGTCCTCTTACTCAGTTCATGTTCCATCATGCTAAACCATATCTAGATAAGATAAATAATATACATGCTATTGAAAGAACTTTATACTCAGAGTATCTTGGTTTAGCTGGTAGAGTTGATTGTATTGGAGAGTATGAAGGAGAACTCGCAGTCATTGACTTTAAAACTTCTGATAAAATTAAACCAGAAAAGTGGTTAGAAAATTATTTCGTTCAAGAAATGTTTTATGCAACTGCTTATTATGAACTGACTGGCATCCCCATCAAAAAACTTATCACTATTATGGTTACTCCTAGTGGTGAGGTTGAAGTATTTGACAAAAGGAACAAGGGGGATTATATTAAGTTATTGGTTCGATATATTAAAGAATTTGTATCTCACAATCTTAGGACAGAGAATGGAGAATGAACTAGAAAAAGTATTAGAAAGTAAATTCTTTTGCCCCTCTCGATTCGCACAAGAAATAGAATCTCTTGTGCATGACACTGATAACATGAGCTACATCGATGCTATTATTCACTTTTGTGAATTAAATAAAATTGATGTGGAGTCTGTTCCAAAACTAATTTCAAAACCTTTAAAGGATAAAATAAAATGTGAAGCAATGGAACTTAATTTTTTGAAGAGAAGTTCCAGAGCAAAATTGCCACTATAAAATAATACTTTTTTTGATGATGCCTTTTGAGTGCTATAAAACATACCTTGCAATGAAATCTCATTTCACCAAAGATTCGTATGATTACATTCGTTTTAATGGAAGATGTAGAGCATCCTTAGATGCATTTTATAAAAGAAGAGATAGATTCTTTTTTGAAAAAATGTCAAGACAGCATGATAATAAAGAAATTGAAAAATTCTTTGTTGCCAACTTTGTAAGTTGCGAAAATCCCGAGTCCCTATACATGGCCGATATCATAAAGTATGGGGATAAAAATTTTAAAGATTGGCAAAAAAGAACTCAATCTTTATCTTACAATTTTAAAAATGAAATAGATTTTCTTTTTTTGAATAAAAATTTTGATGAAATGTTTGCTATTGATGGTGGTCAACATCCGCAATTAGTAAAACAGTATTTAAAAAATAAAGTTTCTATTGAAACACTTGTTATTCTTGATAGGATACTTGCATATAAATCTAAGTTTGATAAAAAAATGTCAGATCCTGTATGGGACCAGATATCTAGGAGAATATCTAAGTATTCTCCATTCCTACATATAGATGTATTTCGATATAAAAAAATTCTTAAGGATATTGTTCTGGAGGGTAAATGAGTTTTTTTGATTCTGAACTTGTTCGCGCAGAGATGACTGAAATCAGTGAACTTCAAGATGAAGTTTATAGAAATGTTTTTGTATTCTCTTCTATGAGCGTATCTCAAAAGACAAAACATGTAAATCTTTTGGAAAAACTTTTAGATAAGCAAAAAGTTCTTTATGCTAGACTGAGTTTATCTGAAGACCCAGAAGCTATTGAAATGAAAAATCGTATTGTTGAATCTGCTAAACTGATGGGATTACCATCAAATGTTGACATGTCAACCGTATTTAATAATATGTCTAAAATGCTAAACATTATGAAAACTCAAATTGACAACACAGACGATACCGTATAGAATATCGAAGTACCCACACAAGCCAAATCTAAACAATCTAAACAATCTTATGTCTTTTTCAAATCTTAAAAAGCAATCCTCTCTAGGTTCTCTTACTTCTAAACTGGTAAAGGAAGTAGAGAAGATGAACAATACTTCCAGTGGTTCTGACGAGCGTCTCTGGAAACCCGAAATGGATAAGACCGGCAATGGTTATGCCGTAATCCGTTTCTTGCCTTCACCTAATGGTGAAGATCTCCCCTGGGCAAAGATGTACTCTCATGCCTTCCAAGGTCCTGGCGGATGGTATATTGAAAACTCTTTGACTACTATTGGTCAGAAAGATCCTCTTGGTGAATACAATCGTGAACTGTGGAACAGTGGTAGCGATGCTGACAAAGAAACTGTACGTAAGCAGAAGCGTAAACTGTCATATTATACAAACATCTATGTTGTGCAGGATAAAGCAAATCCTCAGAACGAAGGCAAAGTCTTCCTCTACAAATTTGGTAAGAAGATCTTTGATAAACTCATGGAAGCAATGCAACCTGAGTTTGAAGATGAAACTGCTATCAATCCATTTGACTTTTGGGTTGGTGCTAACTTCAAGTTGAAGTTGAAGAAAAAGGATGGTTATTGGAATTACGACGCATCTGAATTTGATCGTCCTTCTCCACTTCTAGATGATGATGATGCACTAGAAGCATTGTGGAACAAGCAGTATTCATTGACTGCTCTTACTGCTGATGATCAGTTCAAATCTTATGAACAACTACAGACACGTTTGAAGATGGTTCTGGGTCAGAAGTCTGCACCACCACGTTATGATGAGGAGACTAACAATGAAGATAATGATCGTGGATCTTATAGTCCAGATTTTTCTTCTCGTTCACAAAAGTCTGAACTTCCTGAAGATGTCAGTGCTCAACTAAATTCTTTAAGTTCTTCCAAGTCTGTTGACTCTGATGAAGATGATGCTCTGTCATACTTCCAAAAACTTGCTGAAGAATGATGGATGGTGCAGTTCATGCATGGAACACCATGAGTTATGGAGAAGGGTTTCTCTTCTCTCTCTCTGGTTGTTAAGAATGTATTACATCAAACTTAGGATGGACAAATACTTTCAATAACTTATTGATATAATCTAATATTATCAGCAGTCTTTAAGGTTTCACTCTTATATTGAGTGGAACC